TAGGAAAGTGAATTTCGAAGTCGGGTTATATTTCGGACTTTCATCAACAGCCCCGAGCTCGTCTCGATTTTACTAATCAACAAGTCAATGAAATGGATGGAGGTATTTTCATGATAGAACTGAATGATTCGTGAATGCATGTTGCCTCGGAAGATGTTAGTTAGTTCGGTTGCAAGTTTTTCACGATCATCTGATAGCTCGAACATCTCAATCACCTTTTTGTTCTTCGTGTGTCTCCGGACCATGCTCTTGATGGACTGTTGCACACTCGTCGTTGCAGGACAGATACGTTGATCTGATGGCCAGGGACTTGTCACAACACGTTCTTCCTTCGTATTCTTCTCATCATTCATGTCAACTCCCAAGGCATTTGTAAGGTACCTAAAGAAGTAGGACTTATCAGCAGACAATTTTCTCACCCACTCAAACAGATACTGCAGAGATTTCGTCATCCCAACACTGTGTCCGGATAGCATTAAATTGAGATGTAGGGAAGCACCTAATCCTCCAATGGAAGTCGGCATATATGTCCAGAAGAACAACAGATCCTGTAAGAAGCTGTCATATATCTGAAGATAAAGCACACGGTCTGGACTGTCTACCAAGCGCGATTCTGCAACTCCTTGTCCATACAAATTGCCCAATGCTTCCTGAAACAACTCATTATTCAGATTGGACAATCTCTTCCCGAGGTATTTGGCTATGTCATTCTTTGCAGCAACCATAAGTTCCTCATGTTCAAGGAGGGACAACGACGAAGCATCATCCTTGGAGTAGTAAAGAAGATTCGATAACTTTGCTGGCAGTTCCTCCGGTGATATCATACTCTTGTCATTTATCCGAGAGAGTATCATTTGCGGCATTCTACAAAGGAGGAGACCAAGCTTGTAATTTTTCAAGTAGGCGCAAGCTTCGTGGTGATTGCTCAATTCCATGGCTGATGAAGCAGAAGAACAGATTCCTGCTACCTCAAGTTCGTCCGACACAATTGTCGCATTGTTGCCAGCACTGACGGATATCAATCGCTTCAGAGTTGAATCTGCGCGCACACCATCAGCATAGTGTTGCCTGAGCATTGTAACCCTATGTTTCGACAACATAGTTTGTGAGTACTTAATCGTCATTCCGAACTTGTCACAGTGCTTCATGACCTTTGAGAAGACAGATTTGACCATGGGCTCAGATGCTTGCTTAATGTTTATAATCGCATTTACATCATCAGAATAAACCATGATAGTCTTCACTACAACGTCTGTCATCACCCTCAACAGTTTCATCATCAGAGTGGTGTGCAAGGTCCAGAGGGGATTCAACCAACCTTCAATGCCACCATATTGACCGTGAGATTCAATGACCTTGTCCAGGTATTCATCATAATGATACACCGTAAGCGCAGAGAAGTAGTGGGATAAGTCACCCCAGCCATCATATCCAAAGAGATTGCCAATGAATTCGGCCAACTCATACGTATTTTCGTATTGCATTGACTGATTGTGGCCTACAATGTCAAGGAGGAGAGAATAGTTGTCAGGCTGTGAAAGCTCGCGTGATGATTCATGGATGATCGACTTCCTTTTGCGATCTGTTGGCGTCATGAGTTGTTCATCAAAATACGAGAGTGCCTTCTTCATCCTTGCTGCAACAAGACTGAGTGCATGCTTGTTGGAGAGCTCACCATTCGCGAATAAACGTGCCTCTATTTTTTGCTCTCTTTCTTTCTCAATCAGTCGTGCTGGGTCACTCATCTCGATCGGCGATGATTTCTGGTTTGTCCGCTGGACCAATCGAGGTCTTGGTTTGATTGACTTTGTGGCAAAAAAATCCTTCAAAGCATATTCTTCATGTTCTATTACTTGAAGGAGTTCCTTCCTACTGTCACCTGGCCCGAACGAGATTTTCGACTTGAGCGCACCCTTGTCCTTTGAAAACTCTAAGGGATCATCAGTCATTGTATTGTCCATACAATCAAAGATCTTCACATCATCCCACCAACTAAGAGGCAGCGTTTCAATCTTTTTCATATCAGATTTTTGGCTGTATGTCTCAAGGAGTTTGATCTTCTGGACTGGACCAATGGTGTTGGGCATCATCTTGTGCTTTTTCCGATATGAGGTGAAAAATTGTAATTTGGCAAGCCTGGTGATGTTCTTGACAGCGTTTGTATCGATCACACGTTTTGTGTGAACTCTTTTCAGAAATTTCTTGACACCTGCCTCTGCATCAACTTCTGCATAGAAGATCAGCTTGTGTAATGCGGAGATCTCCTGTAAATGTGTTCTACTAAGTTTCTTTCCCTCAGTGATAAATCTGCAAAAGTAAGATTCTTTCGGATAATTGAATGAATGACCTCTTAGCAATCCTAAGGGTAGCCCGATATCATACTCTGTTTTTGATATCTCTTTATCAAGCTCCCACAACTCATGGAC